GGCTACGCTAATTAAATTTGTGACTTGAAAACCTCGGACGACTCCGCAGGAAAAATTCGGTCAACGAATTTAAATACGGCGTAGTCCAGGAACATAAAGTACAGTTCCCCCATCCAGCCACCGGATGGTAAAGTGATTTTAACTTATAGCTCACTTTAAGCTACATTTATTTAGTTAGGGGTGTCTGTCCCCAAAGCCCTTAAAATAAGTATCACCTATGGTGGTACAAAAGGTGCTGGTGGTGTTGGTTCATATCGCAGCGGAGGACATCCAGTAAACATATACGTCTGGAAATCCTCACCAGCTGCTGTATACATCACCCAATGTGCATTGTGTGATTTAAAACCGTCTTCTCCAAAGTAAGCACGGTATTCCCATGCTCCCCTGTGGAGAATATCACCAGTCAAGTTCTTCCATTTTCCTGGTACAAAACGATATTGACTATAATATGGTACTTCAAATTCAAGTGCACCATTTACAAAGGTTGTAGCGATAGCTTCTCCTTTTGTGCCAGTTAAATGTCTGTCCAAATCAAGATCAGGACCTATATATTTTCCAACAAAATTATATCGTGCAATAGTTTCAGTTGCTTCGAGTTGTTGAATGGAAATTGCACTCCTATACGCATCACTATCATAGTACGGAGTAACTCGTTCCACATCAATTCTATCTCTAAGCATTACACTACCCATAGGTATCATTTTGTATCTGATAGAACCACGATAACCACTAAAACCCCACATCAACCAATGAAGGAGAATAGTGTTTACATAGTTATATGGCTCAGCTGCAACATCCTTGTCAACAGCATCCGTGAAATATCCACGAAAATATGGGTATAGATTCAATCGTCCAGCTCTTATACAAGCATCTACACTGGTTTTTGGAATAGTATTCCACATATTGAATCTTTTAAGCAAAGTTCGAAAACTCGATATACTTTCACCAAAGAAAACATCATTTATTTTTGAATCATTCTCTTCCGGTAAGCCCACAACGCTATCTCCAACGTGCGAAGGATCACCTATCACATCGGAGGGTAGTGTATTTGGATCAAGATCTCCGGATTGTGGATTCAAAACTCCACTCTGAGGCATGAGAGTAAATCTTTGAAAATAATCATCTGGTCCAGCTACTTCAAAATCATCACCTGCAGAAATAAAAACGTTGATTTTAATATCATTGTTAGGTACTTCATTTGGCACTGTCAACTCATTCAAAACAATTACTCCCAATACTCCATTGGATTTTCCAATATCACCAGTACTGGTATACCTAGTTGTTGAGAACATTTCTGATTCAACATCCGTAGCAGGCTGGAAGTGTCGTCTATAGACTAAATCTTGCGCACCTCCAACTGTAATCGTAAAATCAGTTTCATCTGCTATATCAACAATTTTCATGTAATTCGTATTAAATTCCGAATAACCAAGATATGTAGAGCTAGCTATAAAATCTGGATCATAGACAATTTTCAATCTACCTTTATGAAAGGCAGAAGAAACAATCTGAAATCGATACTTGATAGATCCACGCCAATAGGCAAAAGGCATAGTGGCATATGCTATAGCTGGAAACCAAAATCTAGGAACGGTGGTATTTTGCTTCCTGACAACGCATGGGTCGACTCGAACATTCCATAATAAGGTGTCAGCTCCAGTGCCCACAGCCCAATCAAATGAATTTATAAAAGTTTCCTTTTGTGCAATTGCACGAATATTCATAGGATCCTCACCGCCAATACCCGCAAT